TGACAAGGGCACCGGAGTGGGGCACTCTTTCCGACGGCGGGAAAACCGCGGGAGGGGGTTCAGACGAGACTGCCAGGCGCGCACACACGCGAAAATCTCGAATCGCGCGGCGCGGGCGCAAACGACGCGGGCGCGCAAAGACGCAAACCATCTGAGGCTCTGCCGGGCGCAGTTCAGCTCGGCGGCATTGGGAACCACCGCCGGTGCCCGGAGTCATTCATCCTCCTTTTTTGACTGGGCGCAGCGTTTATGCGCTGCGTCTGGCAGAGTCTCAGAGAAAGGAAATCTAAGCATGGCGCGAGAGGACATGATACGGCAGGACATGCAGCTTGTCGGCACGTACAACGCAATATTTGAGCCGACGATCAAGCAGCTGGCGAAGACCGAGCGTGAGCTCTCCCGCGCCGAGAAAGAGTGGAAGAAGCAAGGCGGACAGCGGATCTGCACGATGGTCAACAAGACCGGCGCGGAGTACACGGCGAAAAGCCCGTACTGGACGGCGGTCGAGGATCTTCGCGCGACGGTGCAGGGACTTCGCAACCAGTTGGGGCTTACACCGACAGGGCTTAACAAGGCGCGCGCAAAGAGCGTGCCGGTCGCCGGAATCAGCAAGCTCGAGCAGCTGCTCTCTGAGGCGAAAAGCCACGCCGAACAACATGGCGCGCAGTACCAGCGCGAGGTTGACCGCTTTGTCGAGTCGGTCCTCTCCGGAGAAGCAGGGCTCTGCGAGGACGCGGTGCTCGCGTGCAAACGATACGTGTCAGACTTGGACACCGGCAAGTGGGAGTTCCGGGCGGAGCCTGCCAACGAGATTATCGCCATCATCGAGACGATGATCTGCCACCAGCAGGGCGAATTCTTAGACGCGACGCCCCTGCGCGGCACGCCGTTTCTGCTGCTGCCGTACCACAAGTTCATCGTCTACAACATCATGGGCTTTTACCTGCCCGGCACGAAGATCCGCCGCTTTAAGGAGGCCGTGGACTTCATCCCGCGAAAAAACGTCAAGACGACGTTTGCGGCGGCGCTCGCCTTCGCCTTGGCACTCTACGAGAGGGCGTCTGGCTCAAAGGTGTATGAGGTCGGCGGCGCGCTCAAGCAGGCGCTCGAAGGCTTTGATTTCCTGAAATACAACTGCGCGCGCCTCGGCGTGACCGTGAAGGACGAGCCGGAAACGGGCCTTCGGATCATCGACAACAACATGGAACGATCGATCTCCGGAGACGTCGGCGACGGTATGATCTCCATCAACGCCCTGGCAGCCAACCCCGACAAGCAGGACTCTTTTAACTGCAACATCGTCATCGCCGACGAAGCGCACACCTATAAGAGCCCGCAGCAGTACCAGATCCTCAAGGACGCGACGAAAGCCTACACCAACAAGCTCGTCATTATCATCTCGTCCAACGGCCCGAACGCCAGGGGCTTTTTGCTTGGCCATTTGGAGCTCTGCCGGAAGATCCTCCGCGGCACGGTCACGGGCGACTACGCCGACACGATCTTTTGCTTTTTGTGCTCCGCGCCGACGATGGGAAACGGCGACGTGGATCTCCACGACCCGGCAGTCCTCAAGGCCGCAAGCCCCGGCTGGGGCTACTCCATCCGCCCACAGGACATGATCAACGACGCAGCCATCGCCGCCGAAAACCCGATGCTCCGGCCGGAATTTCTCAACAAGTCGCTCAACGTCACGACGAACGCCGTCAAGGCGTGGTTTGACATCCAGGAGTTCCGAAAGTCCGACGAAAAGTATAACTGGACAATCGAAGAGCTCGCAAAGCTTCCCATCCGCTGGTACGGCGGCGCTGACCTGTCCAAGATGCACGACCTGACGGCCTGCTGCCTCTTCGGGCACTACAAGGGCGTGGACATCATCATCCCGCACTGCTGGTTTCCGCGGCCGGCTGCCGTGGTCAAAGCGACGCAAGACCAGATACCGCTCTTCGGCTGGATGGAAGACGGCTGGCTGGACATGACGAACGACAAGGTGACCAACCACTCGGACGTTGTCCGCTGGTTCAAAAAGCGGCGCGCCGAGGGCTTCAAAATTCGCCGCGTCGGGCATGACCCCAAGTTCTGCCGCGAGTACTTTGTGGAGATGCAGAAGGAGCGCTTCCCCATCAAGGCACAGATCCAGCGCTTTACGCTCAAGTCCGAGGGCTTCCGGTACCTGGAAAAGAGCGCGAAGCAAGGCACGCTCTATTACCTGCACGCCGAGCCCTATGAGTACTGCGTGCAGAACGTTGCCGGCATTGAAAAGGCCGACGATATGGTGATGTATGAAAAAATCGCTCCAAACCTGCGCATTGACGTCTTTGACTGCTCGGTCTTTGCCGCCTGCGCATATCTGGAGGACCTGACCGCCAGCGCTAAGGGCGCAGGCTGGTATGAAGCAAGAGAGAAAGGCGGTGATGCCACTTGAAAGTAAAGGTGCAGCGCAGATCCGCGCAGGACGACGCGCTGCGAAAATTTGTGATCGGCGCGGTCGATCAGGACACGCTGGGCGTGCCGGGCTATTGCAGGCTCGCTGACAGCCCGGACGTGCTGGCCGCGATCGGCGGGCTGGCCGACATCGTGTCGAACTCGACCATCCAGCTCATGCAGAACACGCCGGACGGCGATGTGCGCGTGCGGAACGAGCTTTCCCGGTTTATGGATATTTCGCCATGGAGCTTCGGCACGCGCAAGGATTTGATTTCTGCCATCGTCTGGGCGATGTTCACGAGCGCCAGAGGTACGGCCTTCTTCCTTCCGGTCACGCGGGACGGGCTGCTTCGCGACCTTATCCCCATGCCGGGCGCGCAGGCGATAAGCCCGGACGAAGGCCAGACAGTCTACATCGACTGCCGCGGCAAGCAGTATGACCCCGAAACCGTGCTCCAGTTCCGGCGCTGGGTCGACCCCGACCACCCGTGGCAGGGGCTCGGGCTCCGGATGAGCCTTCTTGACGTGGTGAACTCGCTCCGGCAGGAGCAGGCGACGAAAAAGGGCTTTATGTCCGATAAGTGGAAGCCGAGCGTCATTGTGAAGGTGGACGCGCTGGCCGACGAATTCTCCGACCCGGCAGGCCGCCGCCGTCTGATCGACGACTACATCGCGGGATCTAGCGCCGGAGAGCCGTGGATCGTCCCGGCTGACCTCATGGACGTGCAGCAGGTCAAGCCGCTGAGCCTGTCCGATTTGGCCATCAAAGACGGTGTGGAGCTCGACAAAAAGGCCGTGGCCGCGCTCGTCGGCGTCACCCCCTTCATGCTGGGCGTGGGCACATACTCGGACAGCGAGCACAACCACATGATCAAAACGACCGCCACGACGATCGCGAACATCATCTGTCAGGAGCTGACGCGCAAGCTCCTCTACGCGACAGACCTCTATTTTACGATGTCGACGCGCAGGCTCTACAGCTACAGCACGAAGGAGCTGGCGGACGTCTCGTCCAACCTCTACGTGCGCGGGCTTATGACCGGCAACGAGGTGCGCGATTGGGTGGGCCTCAGCCCGAAGGAGGGCCTGAACGAGCTCGTCATTTTGGAAAACTACATCCCGCGCGACATGATCGCAGACCAGAAAAAGCTTACACAAGGAGGAGGTGGAGACGGTGGAACCGAATAGACAGCAGCGTCAGGTGCGCTGCATCCCGCAGGCGTTTCAGACGCGCGAAGCCGAGAGCGATCTCTACATCGAAGGCTACTTCGCAGTATTCAACTCGGAGTATCCCCTGTGGGACGATGTGAGCGAGATCATCAAGCCCGGAGCTTTCACAAATTCGATCTCGGGCGACATTCGAGCTCTCATCAACCACGACACGAGCTTAGTTCTCGGCCGGACGAAATCCGGCACGCTGACACTCAAGCAGGATGAGCGCGGACTCTGGGGAAGCGTGCGTATCAACCGCGACGACGTGGACGCGATGAACTTGTACGCCAGAGTCCAGCGCGGAGACGTCGACCAGTGCTCGTTTGGCTTTGCCATCAAGAGTGAGACCTTCCGCGATCTCGGAAACGGAAAGTACCGCTGGGAGATTGAAGAGGTCGACCCACTGTATGAGGTCAGCGTCTGCACCTTCCCGGCATATGAGCAGACCTCGGTCAGCGCCCGAAAGCGGGATTTTGAGGAAATCGAAAAGCGCCGCCTGGAAACGTGGCGCGCAGAAATGAACAAGAAGTTAGGAGGAAACCCGTAAATGGCAGCACTTAGAGTTTTAGTCCTGAACAGCGAGATCACCGCGCTTCGCGCGCAGCTGACGCCGCTGGAGCAGACGAGAGACGGCTTTGCCGCGAGAGAAGAGCAGCTTCGCCAGGCGCTCAGCGAGATCACCGAGACGAGCACCGACGCAGAGCGCAGTGCCGTGTCCGCGGCTGTGGACGCTTTTGAAAACGATCGCAGCGCGAACGCCGCCGAGATTGCCCGCATCCAGGGCGAAATTGACACCCGCAGCGCGGAAATTGCCCGGCTGGAGGCCGAGCAGACCCCGCCCCCGGCAGCACCCGCGGTGTCCAACTCTGACACCGGAAGCCAGAACAACCACGAAAGGAGCTTTGTACCCATGAACAACACCACCGAGCGCCGCTGGTTCGGCCTTACCTACGCCGAGCGCGACGCACTCATGCAGTCCGAACAGGTCCGCACCTTTATCCGCAATGTCCGCGAGGCTCGCGCCCAGCAGCGCAGCGTCACCGGCGGCGAGCTGGGTATCCCGGACGGCTTCCTGCCGATCCTGCGGGACCTCACGTATCAGGAGTCGAAGTTCCTGCGCTTCGTCTTCACCACCACGTTCCGCGGCACGACCCGCCAGAACGTCGCCGGTATCGCGCCGGAAGCCATCTGGACCGAGATGACAGACAAGCTCAACGAGCTCGATATCAACTTCTGGCAGCTCACCATGGACGGCTTTATGGTTGGCGGCTACATGGCCGTCCCGAACTCTGTCTTGATGGACGACAGCGACCTTCAGCTCGCAACGACCATTCTTCAGGCGCTTGCCGCGTCGCTCGCCAAGGCGATCGACAAGTCCATCTGGTTCGGCACGGGCGAAAATATGCCGGTCGGCATTATCACGCGCCTTGCCGCGACGGCAAAGCCCACCTGGTGGGGCTCTCAGCAGGCCGCGTTCACCGATCTTCATACGAGCCACATTCTGAAGCTCGACATCGCGTCCAAGACCGGCGTCGAATTCTTCCAGCCGCTGGTCGCGGCACTGGCCGTGGCAAAGCCCGACTACTCCAACGGCAGCGTTATCTGGACGATGAACCGCAAGACCCACATGGACCTCATGTCCCGTGCGCTGGCCTATAACTCGGCTGCCGCAATGGTTGCGGGCGTCAACAACACCATGCCGGTCGTCGGCGGCGAGATCGTCGAGTGGGAGGTCATGCCGGACAACGAGATCGCGGGCGGCTTTATGAGCCTATACCGTTCGGTTGAGCGCGAAGGCACGTCGATTGAGTCCAACACCAACGTGCGCTGGCTGGAAAACCAGACCTGCTTCAAGGGTATGCAGCGCCGCGACGGCAAGCCCGCCATCGGCGAGGCGTTTGTCCTCATCAACTACAACAACACCGCGCCCACCACGACCACGACCTTCGGCAAGGACCTCGCGAACACCGCCATCGGCACCCTGATCGTGACCACCGCAGCGGGCTCTGCCAACGGCAAGAGCGTCGTGACGGTGGCCGGTAACGGCTCCGGCACGCTCAAGTACCAGACCGGCGGCCAGGCTATCGCGGTTTCCAACGGCGAGACGCTCGGCAAGGGCTGGACGGAGCTGCCCGCGAACAAGACCATTGACGGCACGACCGGTCAGACTGTGACTGTCGTCGAGGTCGACGGCAACGGTCGCGCGATCTCGGTCGGCTCCGGCAGCGTGACCGCAAAGGCTGGCTAAGAAGGGAGGCTCGGTGTATGTCGCTGGACGCGCAGCTCTCTTACTTAACGGTTGACCTCGGAATCCTGCGCTGCACCGAGGCACAGGAGACCTACCTGCGGGGGCTTCTCACACAGGCGGCGGATTTTATCGCGACGCGCGGCGTTGCGCTCCAGCCGGACTGTGACGCCGACGATATGCTCGCGGCGATGGTGGCAGGCTGGATGTACAAAGCGCGGGCAAACGCGGAAGAAAAGCAGCTGCCGACGTATCTGCGACGGATGCTCAACGACAAGCTCGCGCAGCAGAAGATGGGAGGCGGCACGGGATGATCTACGACAAGGTTTGCACAGTCTGTGATCTGCTCCCGGCCTCGTCTCCCCTCCAGCGCCGCCTGCGCATTGCGTCGAGCCACTTTTACTGCGAGCGGGAGGTCTACGCTGCCCGGTTTTATGCCGGGAAGCAAGCCGGTGTGCAGCTTACCCGGATGGTCAGCATCCCCCGCGTCTTCGGCGGCGAGGACATCAAAGCAGAGCAGTTCGTGGTGCTCGAGGACGACCACATTTACCGCATCGACCAGGCGCAGCGGGGCTACGACTCCGACGGCCTGCCGATCGCAACGTTATCGCTCGCAGAGCCGGAGGGCAAATATGAGATACTCCAAGATTGAACAGGCTCTGGAAACGGTGCTTCCCGGCGCTGTGTATAAGGTGCAGGCGCCGGAGCACGCGCCGGACGGCACGCCGCTCACCCGTTTTCTTGTCTGGACGCCGACCGGCACGCGCAGCGTGAACGCAGACGGGGTACCCTTTGCAACGGTCGGCCTGTGCGTCGTGACCGTTGCCACGCAGACGGAGGGCGACACGCTGACCGCAGAAGTGCTGCAAGCCTTGGCTAGCGCGCACATCGCCATCGGCCAGAGCGAGCAGTCTTTTGACCAGGAGACGATGACCTACTACTCGGACATTCCCTGTGAGGTGATCTGATGGCACAGCTTGACATTAGAGAGGCACAGGACGGCATTCAGGAGGCTATCCGGCAGCTCCAAAAGGCAGATCTCTTTACCGACGAAAATCTCAAGCCGATTTTGTCCACCGGCACGGAGATCATGCTCAGCAGCGTGAAGTCCGCCTTTGTCCAAGCCGGACACAACAACCGCTCCGAGCGCCGCACGGGAGAAACCTTCCAGCACATCACAAAGGCGCGGAAGGTCTCGCGCGACAAGCGGGGCGTGCCGTACATGTACGTTACGATCTCCGGCAAGGATAGCCGCGGACAGCGCTACGGCACGAAGGGCTTTGTCCTAAACTACGGCCGCAGGACCGGCGGCAAGATACCGGCGGACTACTACTGGTCGAACGCCGTGCAGGCGACATGGAAGCGCGTCAACGAAGCCATGACTGACAAGGCAGCAGAAATTATCAACAGCAACCGATGAAAGGAGGCAATCATGCCTGCATTTGATCTCAGATACCTGCAAGTCGCAGAATACAAGAAAAAAGACGGCGGCACGGAATACGGCACCGCCACGTCGATGGGCGACGCGATGACGGTCGTGCTCGACCTGCGCTTTGCCGAGGGGCGGCTCTACGCCGAGTCCACGCTCGCCGAGTACATGAAGAAGGCAACCGGCGGCACGGCGACGGCCGGCGTCAAGTACATCCCGACGGCGGCGCAGAAGCTCATGTTCCGCGCTTACGAAAAGCAGCGCACCGTATCCGGCATCTCGGGTTCACCCGTCAAGAGCCTGACCTTCGGCAAGAAGTCGACTGGCCAGTATGTCGGCTGGAGCTTCTACGCGCCGGACATGATCGACGGTGTGGAGAAATTCACGGCGGCATTCGTCCGGAAGGTGCTCTTTGGCCCGCCCGCGACGAACTTCCAGACGCTCGGCGACAACATCACCTTCCAGACGCCGACGACATCCGGAGAGTTCCTGATTGACGATCTGGGAGATCTTCTGGAGGTCGCGACGCTCGACTCGGAGGCGGACGCCAAGGCGTGGTGCGACGCGGTGTTTACGACACAGGCCACAGACGTGGCGGGAGGCTAAGCATGGAAGATATCAAGCCGCGCGAGGTCGCGTGGCGCTTTGACGGGCGCGATTGGGTGCTCCGCTGCAACAACAACGTGCTTGCCGAGGTGCAGATCATCAACGGCGGCGATTTCGGCCCTATCCTGTCTCGCAAGCGGACGCTCAAGTCGGTCTTGCAGCTGTTAGCCGCGATGCTCAACGACTACGCTGACGAGCAGAAATGGGTGGACGAAAAGGGCTTTGCTATCCGGTACACCGAAAAGCAGATCGGTAGACGGCTGTCCTATGACACGGTGGATCGGCTCGCGCCGGACATCATGCGCATGACGATTCTGGCGGTCAATGAGACGGACGACGAAAAAAACGCGGAGACCAGGCAGGAAGAAGCGGCGGTATCAACTTCGCCTGGTACTTAAATATCTGGGTAAATGTGCTGAAAAACGACGAGACCGTCTTTTGGCGCAGGATGACACCGGCGCGGTGCATGGCTATCTACAGAGAGTACTTCTCCATGGCCACGCCGAGCCGGTGTGCGCATAATGCGCCGGAGCAGCCTGCGCGCTTGTCGCTGGCACAGTATCTGATGGGAGGTGGCGGCTGATGGCAACGCCCGGCATTAACACAAAAGTCAAAATGGACGGCGAGAAGGAGTACCGCGCCGCCCTTGCCCAAATCAACGCAGGGCTTAAAAATTTAGGCGCGGAGATGCGCGCCACAGAGCAGGATTTTGCAGACAACGCAGACAGCGTCGAGGCCTTGACGGCCAAAGGTGACGTCCTCGCCCGGCAGATGCAGACCCAGCAGGAGAAGGTCGACACGCTGCGAGAAGTGCTCCAGAAAGCCGGTGAATCCTACGGCGAGGCCGACAAGCGCACCATTGACTGGTCGACAAGCCTCATTGACGCAGAGACCAAGCTCAAGCAGATGCAGGAGGCGCTGGAAGAGAACAACGCCGAGCTCGACAAGGCTGGCGCAAGCGGCTCGAAATTCCAGCAGGCGATGGATAAGATCAAGGACTCCGTCGCAAAGGCGAAGGAGGAAGGAACAGGCGCGAAGGGCGTCTTTGCCAACCTCAAGGAATCCTTTGCAGACGGCAAGGGCGAAGCGGTCGGTCTTGGCGACGCGATCGGCGGCGCGGCGGATAAACTCGGCATTCAGCTTCCCGAGGGCGCCAGCAAGGCGCTGAACTCCCTCAACGGCATCAGCGCCGGAACAGCTGCGGCGGTCGGTGGTTTTGCGGCGGTCGCGGCTGCCATCGTAAAAGCCGAGAAAAAGCTCATGGACATCACGAAGGAGTCTGCCGCTTACGCGAAGGAAATCAAGACGCTTGCCAGTGTGACCGGACAGAGCACCGAGCAGATTCAGGAATTTCAGTACGCCTCCGACATGATCGGCGTTTCCTATGACCGGGTCAAGGACTCCCTCAAGGAAATCACAAACAAGATGCAGGAGGCGCAGAACGGCTCGGAGGACACGGCAAAGGCGTTTGAAACGCTCGGCGTCAAGATCGAGGGCACAGATGGCAACCTGCGCAGCGCCGACGCTGTCTTTTATGACGTCATTGACTCGCTCGGAAACATGCACAACCAGGCGCAGCGCGACGCGCTGGCAATGGACCTGATGTCCGAGTCGGCGCAGGAGCTGAACCCTCTGATTGAGGTAGGAAGCGAAGGACTCAAAAAGTACACCGACGAAGCGCATGAGATGGGCTACGTGCTGGATAACGAGGCGATCGCCGCCCTTACAGCGACCGACACCGCGCAGCAGAAGCTTCTCAAGACGCAGGAAGCCGTAACGAAGCAGATCTCCGCCGAGTACGCGCCGTATATGACGGAGGCCCTGGGCGACACGGCGGACTTTATCCAGAAGATCGGCAAGGCGTTTGTGGATTCCGGCGTCGTGGATAAGTTCGGCAGCATCCTCACGTCTGCGACGCAGATTTTGGAGCCGCTGGGAGATCTGACCGTGGCGGTCCTTCCGGCGCTCGACGCGGCATTGAAGCCGGTCGCGACAACGATGGCTCTGATCGCGGACACGACAAATCTGCTTGTCGGCCTGCTGACGCTCAACGGTGACAAAATACGCACCGCGCTCGGACTCAACATTTCGAGCGGGCAGCTGAGCAACATGCAGCAGCTGCAATACAAGGGGGCTTTGTCCAGCGGCATGAGCTATGTATCCGGAACCGGCTACACCGGAACGGGCGGCTACATGGGAGCCGACGGCAAGTGGCATCAGAACGCAGCCGGCACGGACAACTTCATCGGCGGCGTGACGTGGGTCGGCGAAAACGGCCCCGAGCCTGTCTGGCTGCCGCAGGGCTCGCGCATCGGCACCAATCAGGAAGGGCGCAGCCTCTCCGGTGGCGATACCTACAACTTTTACGTGCAGGCGAATGAAATCCGCGAGATCGACGACTTTATCCGCCGCATGAAAAACCAGCGACGAGTGGCCAGAATGGGGGTGACGTGAGGTGGCAACTGAAATCAAAGTATACGCATCTGACTTTGCCATCCTGAAATACGCCCAGCAGAGCGTTAATGATCATACGTCAAATCCGGCGGCTCTAGAATATCATGACATTCTGTATCTTAAGTTCGATTTGCCTGTAAATGGAAATCAATTTAAGAAAGTATACCGCACTGGCACGTATCCAATCTTGAGTCCAAGTTTACTAATATATGTGCAAGGACCACTGCCAGACGACGACTCTTCTGTTTCACTCGATAGTGCATTCAACGTGGGGCTCTTGACCAGCACATTTGACGCAAAGACAATAACCTACAAAACAAGGCAGTCTGATGTGGCATACAAAGGCGACATCGGGGTAAGACCAACAGATGTTCCTTGTTGGGGGACGCGTGTGAATGAGGATATCATGTTGGCTCCAAAAACCGGAATATCGATAGAGAGAAAATATGGATTTGACCGGTATGAAATCACAACTCTTGGCGCAAACAGACCCTATCTCCGCATTTATATCGATGAGACGACGACCTGTGGGCTTGCAATCAACGAAGTTTCGCCATCTTTAGGCTCCATCGTCAAAGCGGAGGCGAATATTTTTTCGTGGGATGTTACTGACGAAGGATTGTGCTTAGCTGCGCTGGAACAAGCCTCTGCCGTCTTCCGCTGGCGCTCTGGAACTAGCGGAACAATCCACACGATCAATGTCTCCGGCAATTCGCAGAGCGTTACTGTCCCTGCCAACACCTTCGCTGGCACGACGAGCATTCAGTGGCAGGTTGCCGTCACAGCAAACAGCGGTGTGGTCACAACATCCGACTGGGTGACGCTCTCGACCGCAGACGCAACGCCGACCGCCGCGCCTCTGAGCCCGGTCGACACGGTGATTGATGGCTCAAAGGACGTACTGTTCCAGTGGCAGCACTCGATCTCAACCGGAACGGCGCAGCGCAAGGCAGACCTGCAAAAAAGCACCGACGGCAGCACATGGCAGACGCTTGCAACCGTGACCGGAGCTGCGAGGCAGTGGACGTGTCCTGCCGGGACGTTAACTTCCAGCATCAAATACTGGCGCGTGCGCACCTACAACGCCGACGGCATTGCGGGAGAATGGAGCGATGCGGCACAGATCGTCGTGATTGCCGCGCCGACGGCTCCGAGCATCCAGATCAAGAGCACGGGACCGCGCCCGTCCATCAGTTGGCAGACCTCCGAGCAGGAGGCGTATCAGGTGGAGCTGGACAGCAAACTCTCGGGCGGCACGCACTACGGCACGGACAAGACGTGGACAAGCCCTGCGTACCTCGCGGACGGCAGTCACACGGTGCGTGTGCGCGTGCAAAATCAATATGGCATGTGGTCTGACTGGGGCACGGCAGCTTTGCCCGTCACCAACACGCCGGGCGCCGCGATCACACTGAGCGTGCAGGCATCGAGCGTTGCCGACCTCAGCTGGCAGACCACCGGCAGCTACGATTTTTACCTCGTGTACCGGGGCAACAAGCCGATTGCAAAGCTCACGCAGACGCAGTATACCGACGAACTGTCATCCGGCAGCACGACGTACCAGGTGCGCGGCTGCTACGAGGGTAGCGGCAACTACGGGCTATCTCAGGCAGTCAGCGTTCAGGTGCTGGCGGATGTTCACATGGTGTCAGACTTGGACACCGGGCTGACGCTGCGGCTTCCCTACTCCGATAGCCAGCACCGGCAGACCACACGGACCGTATCGCGGCAAGTGGAGCTTTTACAGCTCTCCGGCGCGTATTACCCGGTCGCTGTGGAAGTCGACTCCGGCACGGACGCGCTGAGCATCACGGCGGCAATCACCGACGACGCGCAGGTGCAGCAGCTCATGGGGCTTGTGGGAAAGCTTGTCTGCGCCAAAACGCCGCAGGGCGATATGGTCATCGGCTACATCACGAGCATGCCGAAGCAGCACGACGGCTTCCTCAATGTGTTCAATTTTACCGTCGAACAGATCGACTTTGACGACGAGGTGAGGCTATGACGCACAAGGTATCTTACCGCGTGGACGTGCTGCGCCGCGGCGCGAAGTTCTCAGAGCTGAGATGGCTCAAAGATTCCGCGCCAGACGTGCTCGTCGACGCGTCCGGAGACATCATGGGAAGCCTCGGCGGAACATTTCTCCACAACCCAGATATCGAGTATCTTTCCGACGAGCTCCAGCCTGTGCTGGAGCTTGACGGGAAGGAGTATCCGCTGGGCGTGTACCGGATCACAACCTACTCCGATACCGTCGGCGCGCAGGGGCATTTCATCAGGCTGGACGCCTATGACCGCAGCTGGATGATGCAGACGATCAAGACGGAAGGTATCCTGCATCTTGCCGCCGGTACGAACTATCTGACGGCGGTGCAGCAGCTCATGACGCGGGCAGGCATCGGGCTTGTGATCGCGACACCGACAAGCGAGACCTTGCAGACCGACCGCGAAGACTGGCAGGAGGGCACAGACTATCTCACGATCTGCAACCAGCTGCTGGGCGAGATCAACTACAAGCCCGTGTGGTTCGACGGCAGCGGCATCGGACACCTGGAGCCAAAGGCAACACCAAATGCGGCAAATATCCGCTGGCGCTACTCGAGCACGGATATCCGGCTGCTGGCTCCCGTCTCGCGTGATATGTCACAGGAGCAGGACATCTTCGACGCGCCGAATGTATTTGTTGCCATTTGCAGCAATCCAGATTTGGAAACGCCGCTTGTGGCACGTGCAGAGAACAACAGCCCGTCCAGCTCCATCTCCATTTTCAAGCGCGGGCAGCGCATCACACAGGTGGTCAAAGTGGACAATATCGCCTCGCAGGAGGCGCTGCAAGCCTACGTGGACGATCTTTGCTTCCAGTCCCAGCTCGGTACCCGGACGATCACATTCTACGGCCTGCCGGAGGGTGGGCACGGCGTGGGCGACGTCTTGAGCATCGACGCGCCGGAGTTTGGCGGCATCTACGAAGAGACCGGCTGGCAGCTGAGACTCAGCCCCGGCGAGCTGATGACCCATACCGCGAAAAGGACGGTGATCGCATGACAGAATTGCAGACCACAGAGCAGGCCACGGCAGAGCTTGCCACCGTCGGCGCGAAATACACGGACGGCTTGAGCCTGATTTTTGACGGCCAGGCCGCCGCCACAGCAAAGCATTACAAATGCAATACCAACGTTACATTCAAGGCGGGCGACCGCGTGAAGATCTGCCGCATCAGCGGCACCTACGTCGTCGAGTACGTCGTAGGCAATCCAAAGTGAGGTGATACCATGCGCGAAAAAATTCAAAATGCGCTTTCGGTGGAAGTGACAGGCGCGGATCTGACGAAGGCAACGAAGCTCCAGTTCTGGCTCAAGCAGGGCGAGCTGTTTTTTGAGTACGCGCCGCAGGTTGTAGACCAGACGCATTTGCTTGTCATCATCCCCTTTGCCGACGCGATGCAGCTCGACCCCGGCAAGAGCGCACGGCTCCAGCTGGCGCTGACGGACGCGGACGGCAACCCGCAGGCGGCGGATATTGTCTCTGCGCCGGTCAAGGGCCTACTCAAGGAGGCTGGCTATGATTAAAATGACGATTTCCCAGCCGGAGATCAAGATGAAGATCGACCCTGCAAGGGTGGTGCATGAGGGCGGCGGAGGCGGCACCAACGACCACACGAAACTGCGCAACAGGGACGCGGACGATCAGCACCCGATTAAGGCCATTGCGGGCCTGCAATCAAAGCTGAACACAATCCCTCCGGCGTCGGAGAAGATCACAAATACGGAAATAGAGGAGATGCTGAAATGAGTAAATACCTGGATAACGATGGTCTGCTGTACCTCTGGAACAGCAAGATCAAGCCTCTGGTTGCGAAGTATCTGCCGCTCACCGGCGGCACGCTGACCGGCAAGCTGAAACTCTCCGGCGCGCCGACGGAAGACATGGACGCGGCAACCAAGAAATACGTCGACGATTCCGTCGCGAGCGCGGGCGGCGGCGACATGCTGAAAAGCGTGTACGACAAGAACGGCAACGGCATTGTAGACAACGCCGAAAAGGTGGGCGGCTACACGGTGGCAAAGAACGTGCCGGAAGACGCAGTGTTTACCGACACGACCTATGAGGCGGCCTCGGCCACATCGCCCGGCCTTATGTCAGCGGCAGACTACACAAAGCTTTCCGGTTTTAGCAACGCGAGCGACTATGCAAAAAAGACGGACATTTCCGGCCTTTACAAGTACAAGGGCAGCAAGGCGACGTTCTCGGCGCTGCCTACGTCCGGCAATGTGGCAGGCGATGTGTGGAATGTCGAGGACACCGGCATGAACTACGCCTGGACCGGCACCGCGTGGGACGCGCTGGGCACAACTTTTGAGATCAACTCGATCACGAACGGCGAGATTGACACGATCACTGCGGACACGTAAGGAGGTGCAGCTATGGCCTATCTGGATAACGACGGCCTGAGTTACCTCTGGACAAATAAGATCAAGCCACTGATCGCGAAGTATCTGCCGCTGACGGGCGGCACGCTGACCGGCAAGCTGAAACTCTCCGGCGCGCCGACAGAAGACATGGACGCGGTAACCAAAAAATATGTCGATGATTCCGTCGCGAGCGCAGGCAGCGGCCCCACACAGTACACCGGCACGCTGCTTGCCTCGGGCTGGGCTGCGGATTCACACGGCTACCAGGCGCAGACGATTACGATCACGGGGCTGAAAGCATCCTACGATGTCGACCCGCAGTGGGACGTGGCGCTCTCCGGCACGGACCCGGACGCGGACGCTGCACTTTTGGAGGGCTTCGCACTCATCCACAACTACGTAACTGGCGCGAACTCTTTGACCGCGCAGTGCATCGGCAAAGCACCGACGGTGAATGTCCCCGTGAAGGTGGTGGTGTTCGGATGAGTGGAAGAAGCCCGAGATGGATTTCCGTAAAGACCGGCACGAAGGTTGGGACGCTGCCGGTGGGAAGCACCCTCAAACTGAACCTGAATGGCACGCCGTGGGAGTGGCTGGTGGGGCATCAGGGCTTGCCGTCGGAGATCTATGACGCAAGCTGTAATGGAACGTGGCTGCTGCTGAAATACATCTATGGGACACGGCAGTGGAACAGCACACACTCGAACGTTTTGGAAACCAGCGAGATTCAGAGCTATCTAAACGGAGAGTTTCTGGGTTTGTTTGACCCGGAGGTACAGAGCGCAATCAAGCAGGTAAAAATTCCGTACCGCAAGAACGGCGGGTCAGGAGGAACAGATCAGAACGGCAAAAATGGTTTACCATGTAAAGTTTTCATGCTGTCGGGATATGAAGTCGGCTGGACGACCAGAAACAGCAGCTACCTCCCAGTGGATGGCGCGAAACTGGACTACTTCGTCGCAAGCACTGTCGGCAACTCCAAGCGTATTGCGTACCTAGACGGTTCTGCAAACGAGTGGTTTCTGCGCTCCCCATACAAAGAACCCAGCTACTCTGTGTGGCTTGTCCAAAAGGACGGAGCTGTCAACTACAGTTTTGCAACCAGAAATTACGGCATCCGCCCGGCTATCATTTTGCCGCCAGATTTCCGCATTTCCGGGGACCTGATAACGGCAGCATAGGAGGCGCGTATGGGAATGTTTTTAAGGCGCGGACCTGCGCCACACAGAACGAGGATGTCCGATCTGGAAATCGGGCGCAGTATCAAACTGAACCTGAACAGTACGCCGTGGGAGTGGCTGGTCGTGCATCAGGGCTTGCCGTCGGAAATCTACGATGCGAGCTGCAACGGCACATGGCTGCTGCTAAAAGACATCTATGAGAAACGAGTGTGGAACAGCGCCGGCACAAACATTTTGGAAAGCAGCACGGTTCAAAGCTACCTGAACGGAGACTTTCTGGGTCTGTTTGACCCGGAGGTACAGAGCGCAATCAAGCAGGTAAAAATTCCGTACCGCAAGAACGGCGGGTCTGGCGGCACTGATCAGAGTGGTGCAAATGGGTTGCTGAGTAAAATTTTCTTGCTGGCGGATCTCGAAGTCGGTTTCCTCGCATCGACCACCACACCAGAGGACGGAGCAAAGCTGGACTATTTTGTAGCAGGGACCACAGGAGCCTCCAAACGTATTGCGTACCTCAACGGTTCGGCAAACAGCTGGTGGCTACGCTCCCCGCACGCCAGCAGAAGGAATATCGCCGGTAGCGTCGGAACAGATGGCGTATATGGCGGTGCCAAGGTAATCGCATCTTACGGCGTCCGCCCGGCAATCATTCTCCCGTCCAACTTTATCATTACCGACGACATGCTCGCAGCATAGGAGGCACTATGTACATCACACACAATGAAAACACTTACCCGAGCGTCCGGGTATACAGCACCTCCAGCTCGGTCCGGTTTACGGGCGATACTCTTTCGGGCCTGACGGAGCTGACAGGGCCGGTCACGGTTTACGCGGACAATGATTTTGAGCTGCGCGTCTACACGCCGGGCAACTTTCTACGGCAGGAGATCACGGACGGCAGCTGGCTACTGACGAATATCCCGCTGCCGGAGCCGCAGCCGGTTGTTGCAACGCCTGTTGCCTACGATCTGAACACGTCCACGGCGTTTGCGGTGAAGCTGCTCATGAGCGAAAAAAAGCCCGAGACGGCAGACGAGATTATTAAATGCTCGGCGCTCTGGGACGAGTGGGAGCCCGGAAAGCACACGGTCGATGAGATCTTCACCGTATACGGCGACCCGTGGAAAGTCTACCAGAGTTACGACAACGCCGTCCATCCGGACATCGCGCCCGGAAACGCTGCGTGGTACACGTTCAATAAGCCGCTCCACGGCACGACAAGGGAAACTGCGCGGGAGTTTATCCAGCCGCAGGCGGGTACGGTCGACATCTATCACACCGGCGAGTGGTGCATCTTCGAGGGCAAGGCGTGCAAGGCAAAGAGAGATACCAATTTCAGCCCGAAGGATTTTCCACAGGATTGGGAAGTTGAGGAATAACGGACTGCCAATGGCAGGGAAGGAGCATGCATGAATGAAGTAGAAATGGAACACAGAATCACTGCCGTTGAAAAGCTTGCGAAGGGAAATGAACGGCGCATCGGAGATTTGGAATCCGACAACAAAGCCTTGCTGGACTTATCAACGTCCGTCGCGGTCATGGCAGAGCAGATGAAGACCATGAGCAGCAAGGTCGACAGCATGGACATTGCCGTCAAACGCCTCCAGAGCGTCCCAGCGAGCCGCTGGGAGGGGCTTATCAAGGCAGCCGTGACAGCGATCGTCGCGGGGCTGGTCGGCTACGCGCTGGCTCTGGCGGGGCTGGGAGGCTAGTATGGCGGACGGGCAGAAAAAGCCGCAGCGGAAGACAAAGGGGCGCATGGCACGGGAGCTGGTCTACTACTGCATTTACGCCCTGACGCTTACGCTCGCGTGGGCAGTGGTCGTCAAGACGGTTGCGGTCCTCCTCGACCGCCCGTCCGACCTCTCCGACGTGCTGATCTTCGCGGCAGCGGCGTTCGGCGGGGAGCTGCTGCTCCTGCTGTGCAAGAGAGTATTTGCGAAACCAAATGACGATGGAGGTACATAATGGATAATATCAAAAAGCGGCTGGGCAACCTGCTCAGCGTCAAGTCTCTGGTCACGATGATTCTGACCTGCGTGTTCGCCTACATGGCAGTCGTGGGCAAAATCTCGCAGGACTTTATGACCATTTATGCGGTCATCATAGCGTTTTATTTCGGCAGTCAGTCTCAGAAGCTTCAGGACGCACTCGATGGTAGCAAAAATGCGCAGGAGGGCGAACAGAAATGATGAAAGCATCCGAACTTGTGCGCAGGCACATCGATGTTGCGAAGAACTACAAGACCGTCTACATGTGGGGCTGCTTCGGCTCCCCCGTAGGTGAGACGATCATTGACGAGAAATCCGCACAGTACCCGGACTGGTACACCGGGGGCAGAGTCACATATCTGCGCAGTCTCATCGGAAAAGTTGTCTATGGCTTTGACTGCGTAAACCTGACAAAGGGCATTCTCTGGGGCTGGAACGGCAACAAAAACGCCTACTACGGCGGTGCAAGATACGCCTCGAACAGCGTGCCGGATGTCTCCGCCGACGGCATGATCGCAAAGTGCTACGCCGTGTCCGGCATCGGCTGGGACAAGCTGATTCCCGGCGAAGGTCTCTGGATGCCCGGTCACTGGGGCATGTACATCGGTGACGGTCTGGCGGTTGAATGCACCCCGATCTGGGACAACGGCGCACAGATTACCGCCGTCCAGAACATCGGCACGAAGGCAGGCTACCACGCCCGCAATTGGCAGAAGCACGGAAAGCTCCCGTGGGTGGAATACGACACTGTGAAGGTCGATGAAGCCGTTGAGGAGGCAAAGAAGACCATCCGGCAGAAAGCCGGCTTGACCGACGGCACGATCGATTACCTCGCCGCCTACAAGTACGGCGACGATCTTCTCAAAAAGCTTGCAAAGGCGATGAAATAAACTGCCTGCCGCGCTCTGCCGGAAGGAGGGACGCCTTTGGCGAGCGCGAGAGTCAATATACCCGAAGATCTGTCCGGTTTGCTGCACAGCGAGTGGGAGTGCGTCATACGCGAGGCCGGATACAGCCGGGAGGACGCCGAGATCGTGCGCCGCTACATCGTGGGCAAGTCCCCGCAGATCGACGTCGCCGTCGAGCTGTGCATGGAGCGCAGCACACTGTCAAGACGCCTGCCTGGAATTTACACAAGGGCGCGGCAGACAGCACGAAAACTGCATATGATATGAGATTCCCGGTGTCCAAGTTGGGCACCGGGATTTTTCACGCAGATTCACACAAAATCACACTCACGCCACCCTTAAAAATCTGCGCTCCGGTACAATGGGAGCATAAGGAGGGACACAGGATGGCATACAACCCATACACCGGGCGCTGGGAGATGGACGGCGCGCAGCAGGTGCAGATGCAGCCCATGCCGCGGGCGCAGGTGCCGCAAATGCCGCAGCAGCCGCCGAAACTCGGCGTGCTGACCGTGGCCAGCGAGGCCAGTATCAACAATTTGCAGATGCAGCCAAATGACAACGCGCTCGCGCTGCATGAGACGGAAAACCTGCTCTATTACATCCGCACCGACAGCATGGCGGCAAAGACCATTGCGCGGTTCCGGATATTCCCGGAGCCGACGGAAGAGGAAAAGGCAGCGACACAGCTGCAAGAGCAGCTGAAGCAGATCACGGACGGCCTACAGAGCATGGCCGGGAAAATCGAGGAATTGGAGGGAAAACTCAATGCAAAATCCGATCATGGCACTGATGGGCGGCGGCAGCGGAAACAAACTGCTGAACGGCCTGATGCAGACGGCAATGACGACGCTTAAAGGTCAGAGTCCCCAGATGGTGCTTAGTTTCCTGTCCTCGCAGCCGGGCTTTGAGGCATGGTTCGAGGCAAACAAAAACAAGACGGTCGGCGAGCTCGTCGGCCAGATCAGCAAGTGATACCGCGCGTAAGCGCCTATCAATAATCTAGCCCGAAAGGAGGGAATACAATGGATAAGGACTATGGCTTCGGCGGATGGGGTATTGTGATTCTCATCGCGCTGTTCTTCCTGCTCTTCGCGGGCAGAGGCTTCGGCGGCAGCAGCGGCGAGAGTGCCCCGGCGACGCAGGCCGACGTACAGCGTGCAACGGACTTTGCGGCTCTGGAGCGCCAGAACAACGAGGGCGTGGCCGCAACGCGTCAGGGCGCGTACGACGTCACAAGCGCCGTCAAGGACAACGCCTACAACATCCTCGGCGAGCTGCGCGATTTGCAGTCCGTCACGGAGAGCGGCATCTCTGTGCAGCAGAAGTGCTGCTGCGACATTCTCCGCGCGATCGACGGAGTTAACTACAACGCCAGCATCAACGCTTGCGAGATCAAGACGGCTATCCACGCCGAGGGCGAGGCGACCAGAACGCTCCTGCAGCAGCAGGAGAACCAGCGCCTGCGCGACGAACTCGCACAGAGCCGCGCCGCGAACAACGACTATATGCAGTCGCAGTACATCCTCGGCCAGCTGGGCAGGTACTACCAGAACCCGCCCTGCAATCCGTGCGGCTGCGGCGGCTGACGGACGGACCAAACCTGATATAACTATCCGGGGCGATTGCCCCGTTTTTCATAATTTTGAAAGGAGACGAGTAAATGTCTTGTAGCGGAAACAGCAAATCCTATCAGAAATCCTGCGTCCGGTATTTTAATAACAGCCCGCAGACGCTTGCAGCAAACGCTGCGACAGTGCTCACGCTTGCGGGCGCGAAGGTTGTCAACTCCGGCGAGTCCATTCAGGTCGAGCCTCAGAGCTACGACACCGTAAAAATTGGGCTCTATCACCTAGTAGCCGATGCGGTCATTACGTCGTCCGCGGCTGGCGAGCTCACCTTGCAGTGGTACATGGACGGCGTCGCGCTGCCCTGCACGCTGCGCAAGGTAACACTTCCGGCAACCGGAAACACCGAGATCCACACGGAGACGGAACTGGCGCTGCCCGGGTGCTGCTGCTGCGTGAACCACACCTTTACCCTCATTGCGACGACCGACTCGACGGCAGCGGGCAATGTGGTCGAGCTCTGCACCGGCCTGCTCAAGCTTGCTTAGCCTATGACGGAGAAAATCAAGGCCTATAAGGCAAAGCTCTGCGAAGCACTTGAGGCGTGCATGGCGGAGCCCGTATGCTCCCGAAGCGTGGGCAGCTGCACCATGCTCATGGACGCGCTGTGCAAGGCGGATAAGATCACGATGGAGTCCGAAGCCTCCAAGTTTACCGAGGACGACGCGCGGCGCTGGACAGAGCACATGGAAAATGACAACGGCTCAATGGGCGCGCACTGGACGCTCGAGCAGACCACGGCTGTGGCAAACAGCATCGGCGTGCACGTCGACCCGTGGATCTGGTTCGCGGCACTCAATATGGAGTACTCGGACAACTTCGACGTCGCGCAGAAATACGGTCTCGACCGGCCGGAATACTACGCAGACCTCGCGAAGGCGTTCCTCTTTGACAAGGACGGCGGCGGTCCCGAGGCGAAAATCGCCGGGTATTATCACGGTATCGTAGAGCCGAGGCTCGGAAGAGATTGAACACAGTAAAAACACAGCAACCTGATTTTACATTGGTATTACTTTGGATTTATATGCTTCGAATCTCTCCTTCCGCGCCAAAATGAAAGCACCTGAGAAAATGATTCTCAGGTGCTTTTGTTAGCATATTTAGGAATTTCAACAACCGAACGCCGAACTTTACGCGAAAAATGTTTTTAATTTTTGACTAAGATGGTCTAGCAAGACTTAGCGTATCCTAGCACCAAAATACACACCTGTGAACACAGAAAAAACACAGTCAAAAATTATGGTCCATCTTTGCTGCTGCCTCATCGATCGTGTTGTCTAGTACATCGGTGTAAATGTCCATTGTGGTCGATAGCTGCGCGTGACCGAGGAGCGTCTGGGCGGTTTTATAATCCACGCCAGTTTCGTGCAGCGCGGTCGCGTAACCGTGCCGGATCTCGTGCGGCGTGACCGTGACGCCGGTCTCTGCCTGGTATGCGGCATATAGTTTTGTGACGCGGTGGTTCATCAGCGGACTCTCGCCGCCATCGTCAGAAAAAATGTACCCATGCTTTTTATTGGGCAGGGCAGAGGCCAGCGCCGACAAAAGCGGAACGACGCGGTCACCTGCCTCTGTCTTCGGGCTTTTGATATACGGACGCGCGCCAATGTAGTAGGCGGACTTGTTAATTCGGACCTTTTTCGCCTTGCGGTCGATATCCTCATAGCGCAGCGCAAGCGCTTCCCCTCGGCGGCAGCCGGTGTAATAGATCAGATACGCAAAGAGCCCGAAGGTCTTATCCAGGCTGTTTTTGATCAACTGGATCTGTTCTGCTTTGGGTGCGCGGCGCTTTTTCTGCGGCAGGTTCTTCGGCAGCAGAACGGCGTCAGCCGGATTGTAGGCGATGTACCCTTCGCGCTGGGCCTTGTTGAGAATTTGACGGATGATCTGGCGCTGCGTGGTAACGGTCTTTTTGGCGTAGGTTTTGGCAAAGCAGTTGATGTATTTCTCCACGTCCTTCGCTGTGATCGACGAGACGTCCGCTTTGCCAAACTCAGCGATTGCCCGATTGTAGGCGGGCCTGTAGTTTTTGTAGCTGTTGTCGGCTAGCGTCGGCTCGATCTCGTTCCACCAGGCGTGCGCTACGTTCTCAAAGGTCTCGGTCTTCCCAGCGGCCACGTCGGCGCGGTAGCTTTTGACCTTCGCCCATACCTCGCGGTCGGTCCGGCCGCGGAAGGCTTTGCGCTTGCCGTTTATTTTGATGATCGTCTCATGCAGCCCATCCGGGCGCACGTAGTACTTGGGGATCGCCATACAAACCTCCCGTGTCAGACTTGGACACAGACGCGCAAGGCGGTGCGAATCCAGCCGAGGTTCGGGTTGCGCAGGTCGATAATCAGCGCAGCCAACGCCAGCGTCAAAACGGCACACAAAACAAAAATAATACCGGTTCGAACGCGAAGCCCACGCGCATAGACCCGCAGCATCTGATTCGCGTGCGCTAGTTCCTGCTGGATTTCGTCCGGCTGTTCCGGCTGTCCATGGCATTTGATTTCGTATACGTCATCAATGGACACATCCAGCGACTTGCAGATCGGCGCGGCAGTCTGAACATAGGTATTCTTTGTCTCGCCGCGCAGAAACTGCGCCACAGCGTTGACCGAAACGCCGGATTCGTCGGCAATGTCCTGGTATGTTTTGCGTGGGCGCAGATTTTGCCATTTTTCGCGGCAAACTTCCCATAGTTGCTTATCCAAAAAAACATCCCCCCTTGCAAGAACCATCTGTAATGGGTCATAAAAGCCTAGATCAACGGCTGGAAGGCTTATCCAAAAACTGATAGCATAGACTCACAGGCGGCTCCCACACTGCTTGCAGCAAACCAAAAGCCCCGCCGTCAGTGGCACGACGGCGGGGCGAACAAAACGGAACGAAGATACCCCCATCCGTGACACGGTGTCCAAATCGGACGCAAAAAAAGCGGAGACGCACAAGGCATCTCCACTTTGTTGGACATCGGCAGGGCGGCGTATCCTGCATCTCAGGTTCCCTTTCGGGAGTGTCGGGAGCCATTTCCGACCTCAACGTCCTAGAACAGTATATGTTCTGATGCCTAAATTAAACCACAAATATTTCCTGATGTCAATATTCTGCTTTGTTACTTTTCTTTGAATTTTTTCAGTCGGCCGCTGTTGAGCCGGTTCGTCAGCTTGCCAGAGCTGATCTCGTAGACGCTGGCGACATAGTGATATCCGTTTTTCGCGTCCAGCTTCACGCAGACCATCACGTTTGCGTCAAGCGCCTTGACAAGCTCGACGCTTCCCGGCTCCTTCGGGTTGTGCCCGACGTAGTCCGGCTCCGCGATGATGGACGGAACCAGCGCGACGTTCCCGGTTTCATCCGGATGATGCTTCTGGACGTGCACGGCCAGACCGGCTGACTGCATGATCTCGCCGCAGGGAAGTTCCTGCCCCGTGAGCGCATTGAACTCGTCTATGTAGTCGCCCACGTGAAACAGTTTCTCGCCCACGGTTGGCCTCCCTTAAAACAGTAGTCTGTAAATCATGCAGAACGCATAGAAAACGGCACATACGACCAAGGCGGCCAGAAGTATATTCCGCCTGATTTTACGATGCTTATCAACGTAAGCCCGTCCTGCATCCACAGCTATTTGTCTCGCGCTCTGCGCGGTGCTTCGCTTAGGCGGTGCACTCGTTTCAACCTCCGGGTCTTGATACAGATTCCCCTCGTCGTCAACCCACATATGCCTCGCTTCGCGCTCAGCGGGGCTCGCGAGTTTTACCGTCATATGTACACCGTAACTGCGATCTTCGTAGTCTTCGTCTTCGTACGCTGGACCGCCATGAATCCCCGCCTTTACCGGAAGCACCCAAAAGTCATCGTCTTCTTTTGCAGCAAACGCAGCCGCGACATTTCTTGGTACGTTGCCGACGACCTTGGAGTTTATATAGACGTAGTACGCGGGCTCCCCATTGTATGTATACCGCTCTATCCGGACGTTGTATTCGCAGCCGACGTGAAGCCGCTCAATGATTTCCTGCCGCTCTTCTCCGTCTTTGTTGCGGAACGTAACGCCTGCGACGTTGAAGCTCCAGAGCTCTGAGCCGTATTTCTCTATCGTCTTTGTATAATTCATCGTCGCTTGTCTCTTTTCTATAGACTTGTAGAAAAGTGTTGCATTGCGCTTCACTAGAAAATGCTGTAAATTAGATAACAACTAAAAATGAAAGGGTGCCGCCGGGATGGAAAACGAAAGAGAAGAGTTAAAAGCAAAAATCGCCATTATGACAGACGAACAACTCCAGTGGTTTATAGATCAAGCGCTGCGTTTGCTATCTGAAGAAGCTTGCTAACTTGTGCATCTGATAGCCGTTCTATTAAATCAATCATTTCTAGCTTAACCTCGCTGAGATTCTCAGCGGGGTTTCTTGTTCCAAACTCTATCCCCAACAGATAATCAACCGACACATTCAAGATTGCCGCTATTTTTACCAAAGTCTCAGAATTTGGTTTTGCAGTCCCAACCTCGTATTTTGCATAGGCTTGCTGGGATAAAAATAGCAGTGATGCCATCTTTTCCTGGGATAATTTTTTTGCTTTCCGTGCTTCTTTAAGCCGCTCTGGGAGCATAGATGGATCACCTCTTTTAAAATAATACACTTGTAAGTTGTATTTTTCAATAAAAAAGGCTTGACAACAACTACAAAGAGTGATATATATAATTTACAACCTACGGGAGTAAAAAGGAGGTGGCAACAACGAGAGGATTGAAAGAACGCCGTTGCGCCGCAGGTTTAACGCAGGCTGCATTAGCCGAGGCGATGAAAGTCAGCCAGCAAGCAGTCGGCAAGTGGGAACGCGGCGAATGTTACCCGAGTGCGGCGCAGCTGCCGGAGCTGGCGAAGACGCTGAACTGCTCGATCGACGAGCTCTACCAGCCGCCGGAAGAATCTGCTTAGGGGGCAAGCCAAGATGGATGACGTTTTTACAAAACGCCTTGAACAGATGATGCAGGCAATGCAGATGACACAAAGAGACCTTGCAATAGAGATTGGAGTACAACGGCAGACGGTGTCGCTATATGTGCTGGGGCGAAGCCGCCCGGACACCGACCGCCTGATCTTGATTGCAAAAGCGCTCAGAACGACACCAAATTATCTGCTTGGCTTTACAGACGACCCAAACCAGGAGGGAGTGAACAGAGTGATTAAACTTGAGGTTCGGCCATACTGCGAGCGCTGCCCGGAGTTTGCGCCGGAGAAGCTCACAGATCCATGCAGCCGGTATTACCAAGACAGTTGCTTGACCGACGTCGACACGCTTATTGTTTGTGCGCATCGCCAGCGCTGCGCCGCGGTTGCAAATTGGTTTAGAGCAAGGGAGGGAGAACGTAATGCGTGAGACGGAAGGCTATCGGCCGCAGCTGGAGCTTTTGACGGACATGTTTCCGTCGCGGGCGGCGATCACGGTCACGGAGTGCCAAGCAGTGCTCGGACTTGACCGGCGGACGCTTTTGGCCGACCGGGAGTTCCCCGCGCGGAAGATCGGCAATAAGTACGCCATCCCGCTGACAGAACTCGCCCGCTGGCTGACACGAAGATCATAGCAGAGTATGCCCATCCACACCACGAGAAATACCTGCCGAAATCAAAAGGCGGCTTGCAGACTTGCTGCCGGAATGGAGAACTATGCCGAATATCTATCAGGCTGCCAGAATCGCCAAAGGCATTACGCAGGAACGCGCCGCAGACGCGATCCCCTGCTCGGTGCGGAGCCTTGCCGACTACGAAAGCGGCGTACGCATCCCGCCGTCGGAGACGGTCGTGCGGATGGCGGAAATTTACGACGCGCAGTATCTGTGCTACCAGCACCTGCGCCAGACGAGCGAGATCGCCCGCAGGCTTATCCCGGACGTGCGCGAGTGCGCGCTTCCCGAAGCGGTGCTGCGGCTGATCGATGAGATCTATGACTTTGCCGACGCGCGGGAGGACCGCCGCCTGATCGCGATTGCGAAGGACGGCACCATTGACGAGAACGAGCGCCCGGAGTTTGACCGGATCGTCTCGAAGCTCGCCGACATCATCCAGGCGGCGCTGGCAGTCACATACAACAACACAGGAGGATGATAATATGCGCAAATTTTACAAAGCCGCCGAGCGGTTCATGTGGTGCTCGGTATTTCTGGCAATCGCGGTGTTCCCGTTTCTGGCGGCAAACTACAGCATGATTTGAGGTGTGCGGCATGAAAAAGAGCGTAAAAAAATCCCGCACAGCCGCTGCGAACGACTGCACGGGAACGGTGTTTTGCAACACCATGAAGGCATCTTTAGTTTATCACGGTTTGCTGCAAATTGCAAGTGGGGAGGTGAAATTTTGGAGAATCCACAAGAATTCCGGGCTTTCTGGTCTGTCATCCCCGCAACCGTCTTAGACGATATGCAGCTGCAAGCCAATGCAAAGATTTTATACGGCGTGCTCTCGTCTCTCATGCGGCGCGAGGGCTACTGCTGGCCGAGTAACGCCCAGCTGGCCGCCGCCATGCACTGCTCGGAGGACGTGATCCGGCGCTGGCTCGCGGCCTTACAGCATGACGGGCACATCCAGGTGCGCGTCGTGCCGAACCGCAAGACGGGCGGCTCCATCCGCTACATTTCCCCCGTGGTCGCCGCGCCGGTCATCCTCGACGAGGATGAGGGGTACCGGGACGAACAGCCCGGTACGTACCGGGACAAAAATCCCGGGGTGCCGGGACAAACTTCCCGGTCTATATATAAGGATGGATTAAAAAAGGATAATAAAAAAAGAAATATAAAAGAAAAAGCCGTAAGCGCTTCGCTGCTTGAGAAATGCGAGCCGCTTGGCTTTGAGGTCGTGCAGGCGATGCAGTCTTTTCTCATGATGCGCGCTGAGCTCAAGAAACCCATCCAGTCCGAGCGGTCGGCCACCATGCTCTGGAATAAACTGCAAGGCCTCTCGAGTGGGGACCCGGCGTGCATGGCGCGGATGCTCAACAATTCGACCGAGCATCAGTGGCTGAGCGTGTACCGGCTCAAGGACGACGAGTACCCGCAGCCGCCGAAGCGCGAGGTTGACACGGGAGGGGTGAGGTTCCTGTGACGGACGAAAAGAAGCTGCTGGAAGCTCAGCAGGCCGTTTTGGGCGCGATGCTCATCGACGAGAAGACGGTCGGCCCTGTCCTTCAGGACGTCACGCCGGACGACTTCACAACCGGCGCTTACCGGCAGGTTTTCCTTGCCTTTCGGGCGCAGTTTGCAAGCGGCGCGGCGTGCGACCCCGTGACCGTCAACGCAAGGCTCGGCGGAAAGTATGACAGGCTCCTCATGGAGCTGATCGAGATCACGCCGACGAGCGCGAACGTCAAGAGCTACGTCGCCATTCTCAAACAGGAGGCGAGAATCCACCGCTTGCAGGACGTCGCGCAGCGGATGCTGGAGGCAGAGGACGAGGATGCGCTGCGAGCGCTCATGAGCGAAGCGAACGCCCTGTCGGTCGAGCGCCCCGGTCTTCGCGTGGTCAGCATGGAGGACGCGCTCAGTAAGTTCTACGTTCGGCACGACCCAGACGCGAAGCCGGTGTACCTGGACTTCGGCATGGACGACATCAACGACAACGTCTACGCCGGCCGCGGGGACATGATCGTCATCGGCGGCTACCCGTCAGACGGCAAGACGAGCCTGGCACTGACGCTTGCCGTCCGGATGGCAAAGACGCAGCGCGTCGGGTTTTACAGCTACGAGACGGACGCAGACAAGCTCTTTGACCGCATTGTCGCAATGACCGCGCAGATCGGGCTTCCGAAGCTCAAGCTGAACGCGATGAACGGAAACGACTGGGACGCGGTCGCGGCAGTCTCCGCAAGGCTCGGCGCGGTGAAACTGGAGCTGGTGGAGGCGTCGGGCATGACCGTCCAGGACATCCGGGCGCACAGCCTGTCCAAGCGCTACGACGTGATCTTCATCGACTACCTGCAAAAGATCAAGTCGGACATCACAGGCCGCGCGAGCGCCGACCAGTTTCAGGTCGTCTCGAAAATTTCGAGCGATCTCCAGCAATTCGGTCGACAGACCGGCACGCCCGTCATCGCGCTTTCGCAGCTTTCCCGCCCCGAGAAGACCAAGGGCGGCAAGATCCCGCCCCCGACGCTCTCGGCGCTGCGCTCGTCCGGTCAGATCGAGCAGGACGCGGACGTGGTCATGCTGCTTTACCGCGAGGAGCCGGACAACAGCCGGAGCCGCCGCGTCCTCCACGTTGCTAAAAACAAAGAGGGCGAGGCGAACATCGCGCTGATGCTGACCTTCGACGGTCAGACGCAGACGTTCAAGAAATCTGCTTCCCAGGCGCCGCGGCCGGAGCCGGACAAGCGCTGGCAGCCGTGCAACGACGATATTCCCGAGCAGTTCAAGCTGCCCGGATGAAGAAAGGACAAAATCATGAAGGCAATTTCCATTCTGAACCTCAAGGGCGGCGTCGGGAAGACCGTGACCGCCGTGAATATGGCCTATATTCTGGCCGCTGACCACAAAAAGCGCGTGCTGCTTGCCGACTGCGACAGCCAGTGCAACGCCACCGAATTTTACGGTCTTGCCGGGCAGCAGCTTCCGGGCGTGGCGGACTATCTGCTGGGGACGGCAGAGCCGTATTATCCCGAAAATATCTCCGGGACGCCATACAACGTGGATGTGCTGCCCGCGTCTGACGCGCTAATGGACTTAGACCTCTCGGCCATCGGAAGCCGCGTTAAGGGCAGCTGCCTGAAAGACCTGTGCGATGTGCTTCGCGAGGAAGATGCGTATGACTACGTGGTCTTTGATTGCCCGCCGGCATTCAACGCCGCCAGCGCCGCGGCGCTTCTGGCCTCCGACGAGGTCATTATCCCCATCAAGCTCGACGCTTTCAGTTTGCGGGGGCTCGCGAATGTCTCGCGGCAGATTAACAACATGCATAAGATTAACCCCGCACTCAAGATCGCGGGCGCGCTGATCACGATGTGGCGCAACACGCCGGTCGTGCTGGAAGCGGAGGGAAGTCTCCGGGAGTGCGGCATTCTGCCGGTCTTTGAGCAGCACATCCGCCGCACCGACAAGATCGACGAAATGACCTTCGAGCGCAAGCCGATCACGGTCTACTCGCCGTACTCGGCAGCCGGATATGATTACCGGGCATTCGTGCAGGAATATGTCCAGCCGCCCGTGACGATGGATGAGCTTTTGAAGGGAGGACTTGCAAGTGCCGTTTGACGTATCGAGCATTTTTGCCCAGCAGGTGCAGGCGGTGTCCAAGTCTGACACCGGACGCGAGCTCATGCAGGTCGACATTGACGATCTTGTTGGCAACGACGCGAACTTTTACGCGGTCGACGAAGATAAGCTCGAAGACCTTAAAAACTCCATTGCGCTTTCCGGCATTATGGACCCGCCGACGGTCACACCGGCGGAGGACAGCAAGTACCGCCTCATCTCCGGGCACCGCCGCACGGCTGCGGTTCGGGCGCTGGTTGCGGAAGGGCGCGAGGATCTTCGCAAGGTGCCGGTCTTCGTCCGGAGCCCGAAGAGCGCAGCCATGGAGGAGCTGGAGCTCATCATGGCAAACTCCACAGCAAGAGTGCTGACAAGCGCGGAGATCAGCCAGGCGGCGCAGCGCGTCGAGCGGCTTCTCTACGACCTCAAGAAGCAGGGCGTGGAGTTCCCCGGCAGGATGCGCGATCATGTCGCGGAAGCCTGCAACGTCAGCAAGACAAAGCTCGCGAACCTCCACATGATTGAAGAAAACCTGATTCAGGACTTTAAGACGCAGTGGGCAGCAGGCAAACTCCCGGACGCGACGGCCCTGGAGCTTGCACGGTGCGAGCCCGGTTTGCAAATGCGTCTTAGCGACGCCTTCGCCCGGACGAAGGGGTTCCCCACATCTGCCAGAATCGAGCAGGTGCGGGGTCTCGCAAAGAGCGGCGCAAAGTGGCGCCCGAGCAGACGACTGATTTGCGAGGGCGGCAAGTATTGCCCGGTCTCCCGCGACGACGCGACGCTCCGGCATGACGCCACGTGCGGTTCTTGGATGCCGCAGTGCAAGGGCGAAATGTGCTGCATGGACTGCGAGTATGGCGCGAACGCGCGTGGCTGCTATGACGTCTGCGACCAGATGTGCTCCAAGGCCAAGCAGTACCGCACCGACAAGAACGCCGACGAGAAACGGAAAGAGGAAACCGCGAAGGAAAATAAACAACGCGTTTACCGGGTTACCATCCAGCTCAAGGCGGCGCGGCTCGTGAAAGCCATCGACGCGGCCGGCCTCGCGGACGACACGAAGCTCACCTTTGCGAATTATGCTGCGGACAAGACCGTCGAAAAAATCCGCGCTTACGCAAACGGGGACTTTGGCGACGATTATTTCTACGGCACGGACAGCCTCGACCCGGACGCGAAGCACGTGCCCGAGCTCTGCGAAAAGCTCAAGTGCTCGGCGGACTATCTGCTGGGGCTGACGGACGAACTTCAGACGGTGTCCAAGTCTGACACAGCCGCTCTGCCGGAAGGCGCTTTCCGGATGGCTTGGCGCACGGATACGGATTATCCGGACGGACCGGTCCTGCTCCTCATCTCCGAAAATGGCTCCTTATCCTATGAGACCGACGACGTGCAGGACGGAAATCTAAGTTGGTTTGACGAGCCGGATGATGGGGAAATCCTGCGCTGGCTGCCGCTGCCGCCGGAAGAGGAGGGCTCGATATGAGCAGGCAGCTGTTCCGGCAATGTCCTGGCTGCGGCAATCTGTTCGCAACGTACAAGGGCAATCAGGTCTACTGCTGCCGGGAGTGCTACCTTCGGGCGAAAAATGAAAATTACGTCCCGGCGCAGTACCGCAAGAAAGAGGCCGTCCCGGTCCGCATCCGCGTACCGAAGCCGCTGCCGGTCTTCCCGGAATTCCAGCTCAAGCCCGGGAAGGTCTACAAAGCACAAAAGCGCCAGTGCTGCGACGGCATCCGCGCGACATATATTGTGACGCTCGACGAAAAGCACCGGACGATCGTCCGGCAGGAAGAATGTGAGGAGGTAGACCATGAGTAAAATCATCGCAAAGCCCGGCGCGGCGTATGACGTGCTGCGGACCACCAGTGCGGCGCAGATCGCAGCTGCCGCCCGTCTGAGCCAGCCGACCGTTTCGCGCGTCTTCCGCGGCGAGCCGTGCCAGATCAAGACCGCAAAGAAGCTCTGTCTGGCAATCGGCTGCGGCTTCTCGGACCTTTTTGAGCTCCGGAAAGGAGGCGGCGCGGATGAATAGCAATACCATTTCCGCCATCGTCATCGCCGTCGAGTTTGTCCTCCGCGCGGTGTGCGTGTACGCCATTTTGCGCGTGACGCTGACGCTGTTCAGTATTCGCAAGGCCGAGAATCTTGAAAAAGAGCGCGATGCGGCGCTTACCTACGTCCCGGAAATCTGCCGGACGTGCGCCTGGGGCGCATCGTGCAAAAAAGACGACCTATGCTGCCCCTGCCCGGAGTGGAAGTTCTGCGGGAAAACAATCGTGGAGGTGTTCGGCGATGACGACAAATGACCTTCTGGAAGCGCTGGCGCGCCTTAGCGTTGAGACCGGTTCCCTTGCCTGCCTCGGCTGCGGGCGCGAGCATAATTGCAGCACGCACGGCTGTGCAATCCTGCGCGCTGCCGCCGACCTCATCGAGCGCCTGTCCGCCGAGAAAGCGAAGGCAGAAGCCAAGAGGGAAACGGAAAATAGGAGGAGAAATGCAGACGGGGGTGATGATAGGTGAAACATTACGGAGATATTTGCAAGATCAGCGGCGCGGCGATTGAGTCGGTCGACTGCATCATTGGTGGTTCACCTTGTTAGACAGGATCTATCGATTGCCGGAAAACGAGCAGGGCTTGCCGGCGCTCGTTCCGGGCTTTACATGGAACAAATCAGAATCATCAGGGAGATGCGAGAACATGACAGAACGAACGGACGGACAGGTGAGTTTATTCGACCGAGATACATGGTCTGGGAGAACGTCGTTGGCGCATTCAGCAGCAACAAAGGACGAGACTTCGCGGCAGTCCTCGAAGAAGCGATTCGCATCGCAGAGCCGAAAGCCCCCGATATTGAAGTGCCTGAAAACGGATGGCCTACGTGGGGGGGGTACAGAGACGTGGACGGACGATGGAGCGTGGCTTGGCGCGTACTCGACGCTCAACACTGGGGAGTCCCCCAACGCCGGCGTAGAATCGCGCTTGTCGCAGATTTTGGAGGAACGACCGCACACGAAATACTCTTTAACCCCAAAGGCGTGTATGGGCATCCTGCGGCGAGCGGAGAGGAGGGGGAAAGACCTTCCGCAAGCACTGAAAGAGGCGCTCGAGAATCAGGCGCAGGAATAGGGCAAAAAAGCGTTTTCTGCCTGCAAGGAAACGGAATAGACCGCGCGGACACAGCCGGATGCAACGGAAAAGGCTGGCGCGAGGATGTAAGCTATACGCTCAACACCATCGACAGGCCGGCGGTGTGCGCAGAATTTAAGCTAGGAAATAGCGAACAGGCACGGAGCATCGGCTATGCAGAGGAATTGGCTCCGACGCTCAATGCAGAGTGTGGCGGAAACAAGCCTGCGATTCTGGATATGACGCATACAGACGCAGCGCCATTGACATACCGGCAAAACGGCTTCGGGGATTACAAAAAATCAGACACTGCCAGCAGCTGCAAACAGCGCGACTTCAAAGATGCAACAGATCTATGCACGCAATACGGCATCATTCGCCGCTTGACACCGCTGGAATGTGAACGGCTGCAAGGATTCCCGGACGGCTGGACGGACATCGGGGGATGGACGGACGAAAAGGGGAAGCTTCACAAGGAATCGTCGGACAGTGCGCGGTATAAGGCGCTGGGAAATTCCATCGCCCTACCGCCGTGGAAGTGGGTGCTCAAGCGGATTTGCGCGCAGTATGAGCGCGACGCGACCTTGGGGAGTCTGTTTGACGGAATTGGCGGCTTTCCACTGCTTTGGACGCAGCTCAACGGCTGGAACAGTGTGAAGTGGGCAAGTGAGATTGAACCGTTCTGTATTGCGGTCACGAAACGGCATTTCGGGGATGAAAATATCCCCGGCGATGCGTGGAAGCATTTAATGGAGGATATATGACAGGCCAGGAAATTATACAGGCGCTGCGGATATGCTCCCGCAGAACAGACGCACAAACTTGTGCGGAATGCCTATTGTTTGACAGCGAGGATAGCGAGGATTGTATGGGCGACATGATGGTTGGTGCAGCTGACTTGATCGAGCGCCTGACCGCCGAGAGCACAGACCTGCGCAAGGAAATCGAGTGGAAGGACATGGTGATTGCCCTCGCCCAGAAGGAGCAGGCAAAGGCAGAAGCCGAGAGGGACGCGCTGCTCCCTTATGCGAAAGAATACGGCTGCGAGACCTGCAAAAATGAAAAGGCCTGCTTCGTCCAAACGCGCGAGGGCGTAACTGTGTCGTGCGTGGAGTGCCCGGTTCCAGACACTTGCCCATGCTCCCAGTGTAAAGATTGCGGCAACTGGGAATGGCGCGGATTGCCAGAAGCGCCGGAGGAAGGAGAAAAGACATGAAAGCTGTTTTAATCAGCATCAAGCCGACATGGTGTGCGAAAATCGCCAGCGGAGAAAAGACCATTGAAGTCAGAAAGACCAAGCCGAAACTGGAAACGCCGTTTAAGTGCTATATCTACTGCACAAAGGCAAGGGAACGGCTCATTGGCGTCCTAAGAGATGGCGACGAAAATTACGGGGAAATTTATCACGGGAAAACAGTTTTTATCAAAACTGACGAAGGCTCGATCTGCGATACATGGGGAAAGCGCCAAAAAGTCTTTGGTGAGTTTACCTGCGACAGAATCTACGAACTTGCGCCACTAAACCACGCGCCAGATGACGCGGAACAGCAAGCTTGCTTAACGCGAGAAGAAATCGCACGATACCTGAAGGGCATCGGCTACGGCTGGCATATCTCCGACCTGAAAATCTACGACACGCCGCGCGAACTGCGCGAATTTACCGGCTTGCGACAGACAAAATTCGGAGCAGAACCGGTGCCGATCACGCGCCCGCCGCAGAGCTGGTGCTATGTGGAGGAAGGAGAAAAGGCATGAAAGTCTACATAGCCGGTAAAATCACCGGCGACCCGGGGTATCGGGATAAATTTGCAGCGGCAGAAATACAGCTGGGCTGGCAGGGGCACACTGTGCTCACTCCTGCCGAGTTGCCAGAGGGAATGACACCGGCAGATTACATGCGAATCTGCTTTGCGATGATCGACGTAGCGGACTTGGTCGTTTTCCTGCCAGACGCGAAGGACAGCGCAGGCGCGCGCCTTGAAAAAGCATATTGTGAATACGTCGGGAAGGAGATGGAATTTTGGAGCGATTAACGTTTGAGGGCAATTTCTGCGACATTGCGCAGTGCCGAGACCTGCAGTGTAAGTATGACGGGAACTGCACGCAGAAGGAGGTATGGGAGCGGCTCAAGGCTTACGAAGATGCGGGGCTATCCCCGCAGGCGTGCGCCAATGCACGAGAGATAGAGGAAACGCTTTCCGGCTGTGATTACTCCATCTCACGAATGGTGGAGCTGATGAAAGCCGACAAGGACGGGCGCGTCGTGATTCTGCCGTGCAAGGTGGGCGATACGGTGTGGTTTAAGACATACAAAAATAACGCGCGAGATTGCATTGGCGTGCAACCACATGAGGTTACAAGAATATCAGCAAGCATCATTGTTCCGGGGGAAATTGTGGATATCGGTATCCCTGTGGACCAGATCGGTGTGAGAGTATTTTTGAGCGAGACCGAAGCGGTTGCGGCTGACGCGAAACCTCCGGCTGGAAATTCCATTTTGGAAGTTTAGGAGGCGAAGCAGGATGGAACGGATGACAAGCCGAGATGAGGATTGCGTGCTGGTAAACGGTCACGCGCTGGGTTATGCGACGATCGGCGAACTCGTCCAGATGGCGGAACGTCTCGCAGCGTATGAGGACATGGACAGCAAGCGCATTCGCCCGGGCGATACGGTATGGCTGTCCCAGATGTTTTACACGCGCCCCAAAAAGCCCATGCCGGTCACGGTAGACGCGATTCGCATTGACCGGGACGGCACGACGTACATTACCGGGCGGAAGAGATTTTGCGAGGAAGCGATCGGGCGGACGGTGTTTTTGACGGAGGAAGAAGCCGAGAAGGCTTTGCAGGAAATGGAGGACAAGAAGGATGGCAACGAAACGAGTATGTGACCGCTGCGGGGCGGAGATAAACCCCACAAGCTCTGCGACGTATGTAAACGTACGAAGCGCGTTCCATGAGGAATCACCTGATATTGAGCTTTGCTGCTCCTGCGCGATGCAAATCAAAGAATGGCTTAAGTCGCGTGTAGAGGAGGGCAAGAAGGATGGATGAACTGAAACCGTGCCCTAATTGCGGGGCGAAAATGAATGGAGGATTTGACGATGCGACCAGTTGACGCGGATGCAATCTATAACGAGGCGCTGGAACACCACCAAAAAGGCGAAATCGAAGACTGGGAGGTTGACTCGATTATTAACTATCTGGACGGTGCGCCCACCATTAACACCGTAGAAATCGTGTACTGCAAGGACTGCAAACACAAGGTGCGAACCGACGCAAACGGTATTGTCATCTGCTCTGAGGAGCACGGCATGTATTGCCCAACCGAGAATGATTTTTGCAGCTACGGAGAACGGAGGGAAGGAGGTAACAACAATGTTTCAGATTGAGCTTTTATCGGGAGGCGTTTTCTGGGTATACGCAGTATACCCGCAGATCAGCGCGTTTTTGATTTGGAAAGACGACTACTGGGTTTGGATGGCGGCTGATAAGTGTAAACCGTATTATCCGCCCGCGGAGTCCTATCTCAACAAACAGTTCATTTTCCCGATGGAAACTGGAGGCGCAAAATGACGCGAAAACGATTTGTAAAACTCTGCATGGGCAGGCTCGGCATGTCGCATAATGGAGCAAACTGCATTGCCAGAAATCGCGATTTTGTGTATACACTCGTGCGAACCTCGTTGGCTATCAATACGGCAGCATCGGCCTTTAATGCGATGAGTGTTGCAATGGCCGACCTTGCGAGGGCGTTAGATGAAATACATTGATCAGCTGGACGCCGTGGGGCGGGCGGCGATGGAGATCGGCGTGGAGGCGGGTATGCAGAAAGTCTCCGACATGTTTCTCGCGGCGCTCGCACAGGAGGGCTTCGGCGAAGAGCGGCTTTACCGTCTGGCGTGCCGCGTGTCCGAGTTGGACACGGAATTTGACGGCGCATACGGCTGCGGTCCGGAGGCAGACTGGCTCCAGGAACGGCTGGACACGATCCTTCGAAAGGCCTGCGGTTCGCACTTCGTTCCCTTCCGCGAACGAAACCCGCATATCAGAGAGTTTAACTACAAGGTATCACCCCGGCGAAAGAAAAAATGATCTGGACTTGTGGCGCGGCCTGCTGCCATGACGGGCTGCGCGGGGAACGCCGGGAAGATATAAGGGGCTCGGGCTCCGAGCCCCCGACGATAACATGATAAGGAGGCTATATGGTTTATCAGAAATTTGCAAAGGAAGAACTGTTTCGTAAAATGCAGAAAGTAAATTATTTGCGGTATGTTTGCCTGCCTTTGCCAAGTCTTGAGCAGATCAGGCACGGCGATCTCATTGTGTTTCAGGAGGTAGACCGAGGCCGGAACCAAACTGGGCGCTTGACCGTTGCCGAGATTCTGTCCGCCGCACTGGCAGAGTCTGAAAACGGACAACGTATTGTTATGGAGCTGGAACTCAAGCATATGCAAGAAGGCGGTGAAGCATGAGCTACCTTGTCTCAATGAAAACGTCTGTCCTTTGCCGCGAATGCGTATTCACAGAGCCGCTGGCCAAGCGGCGAGGCAGAGCGCCGAAGAGCCTGCCGCAGACAACCATCCGCGAAAAGCTCAACATTCGCCACGCCTATGAGCGGCTTGCGTTTCTGATCGCCGCGAACTTCACGTATTCGGATTGGCTGCTGACGCTTACCTACGACGAGGAACACAAGCCGCCAAACACCTTCGCCGCACAGAAGCGGGTGAAACTTTTTAACCGCCAGCTGCGCGAGAGCCGCAAAGCCTTCGGCCGGCTTTACAAATATCTGTACACCACCGAAGGCCGGCACGGAGACAAGCGTCTGCACCACCACATTATTCTCAACCACTACCCCGGCGAGACGGAAGTGCTCCGCAAGCTCTGGCCGGATGGAGATATCAACTGGGAACCCGTCGGCAAGCTCGGCTTTGTTGGCTTGGCGAAGTATCTGACCAAGGAGCCGATGCAGCACGGACGGGAATATGTGGGCGACCGATTGTGGACACCATCACGGAACCTTGAAAAACCACGCATCACTGTCGAAAAAGTCCCGGACAACTACCGGCCTGTGCCACCGAAAGAGGCCTTTGATGTAGAGCCCGAGGCGAAGGAAAACAAGTTCGGCAGCTATTATTATGTGGATTACAAGCTTCCCTGGCGAAACAGGGAAAAGCGAAAGGCGTAAGCCTTTAATAACTTGGGTCTTTACTATATCTTACGAGAGGAGCGAACTTTTTTTGCAAAAACAGTTGCATACCGGACAGCCTTGTGCTAAACTTGATTTACAGGGAAACAAGATCGTTTGTCCGAAATGCGGGCACGCGACGCAGGTCAAGATTTTACCAACGACCGCGCTTGTTGATTTCCCTTTGTTCTGCAAACATTGCAGACGCGAAACGATCGTGAATATGAGCCAGAACCAGAGCCAGTGCCGTCAGGTCAGAGCCAGAGTCAGCGCCGATTGATATCTCACAGTGTGGGAGCCGATCGGCGTTTTTGTTTTACATCCGAGGTGATAGCCGGACGGCAAGATGCCGAGTCTCCCATACTGGGAGGCTCGGCATTTTTTATTTGCCATGGATTACACAAGCAAACGTTGGAAACACTTACGCGCTCGCGTCCTTCGCGAGCAGCCGCTGTGCCAGGAGGCGCTGCGATACGGCAGGCGGGAGCCTGCGACCGTTGCCCATCACGTCTATCCGGTCGACGATTTCCCCGGCTGGCAGTGGTGCCGCTGGAACCTGATCGCAGTCAGCGTTGACGCGCACAACAGCTTTCACGATCGCGTGACCGGAAAGCTGACCGAGCGCGGTCTCGCCTGGCAGCGGCGGGTATCCCCCCCTCGAAACGCGCCGCCGCCGTTCTGACA